GTTTTGAATTTGATATTTTTTATCAAATTCTGCGCCGTAACCATTCCGTTCCATACGCTCTTGACGCTCAATAAGGTTTGGATAATCAGGGCTATCTGGTGTTATCAATTTGCCTGTTTTAGTTTCTATGAAAGTTGGATTTTTAACAAGGTTAGACCTGTACGCTTTAGCCACAGGACTATCAAACCCCTGAGCAAAATACCCACCATGCCCGTATGCTTGAGCGCCTTCACCTGTGCCTATTTTGCTAAAGTCAAAACGATCAAAAAGATGCGGTGAGCCATGTGAGGCTTTGATTGCGCCGACTGGACCAACATCAACGCCACCGAACAGATCAACGGCTGTGTCAACCAATCCTTGACGCTGTTCCGGTGTCATTGCGCCATATTCGCCCATGACGCGCTGAGCTTCTCCATACGGATCAACCGCCCACGATGCTAGGCCTTTGCCGCTTTGACGCAAGTTTGCAGGTATCTGACGCGCTGTTGCTTTTGCTTTGCTGTAATTGGTTGCCGCGCCACTAAATAAATCCGCTAATGATGCCATGCTACTTATCCGCCTGAGTTGCCATTGCAGCCGCTGCAATGAAGATTACTTTTACAGGGTCAGTGATTCTAAACTTGAACACGAAGTTACGCGATACGCCAAGCCTACGCCATTCAGCACGCTTGTTATATTCACCCATGCGTCCGAATGAAGTCCACATCTCATTCCCGTAGGTAAAACCACCATCACGGCTGACCTGTAGCATGATTTGTGGATTTGAGCCTTGACCAGTCACCAAGCCGGTGCCTTGTTCCATATCAAGCCGTAGCCGATAGATGTGCAACTTGTTGAATGAGTCAGCCGCAAAAAAGTGCGGTGTTATCAGTTCCCGCGCTATTTCCTCGCCATTATCGGTGAAGTGTTCAGGGTCAAGATAATACAATTTGCCGTTGCGATAATCGGCGGTTATTGCTTGATTGATAAACTGAGTGCCGCGATTCCCATAATGCCGAGTGTCATGACCTGATTGCAGTTTTGACCATACTTCCGTTGTATCGTCATACAGCCACGTTACGCCTTCTTGCTGGAATGAAATCTGATAAAACTCATGACCGTTCTGGCGATAGCTAAACGCAATAGCATCGCCTGGGTTGCTGTACTGGCTAAACAAGTAGTCCAAGTCAGTTGTGGAAACAACGACTGGCTGGTCGTTCTGAATCTTAACGACCGACAATCCACCGCGCCGCGTGCGTCCCAAATAGAATAGCTGACCACCGCATCGAGCCATTGACCAACGAGCCGCGATGCCAATGTCAGTTGGTGAACCGGCTATACGTGAAAGCGGAAACGGGAAGCCGCCATCGTTCTGCCAATACTCTTGAGATATAGCGCCAAGCAAAACCAAGTTTCCGTTATCCACCGTTACGGCTTGCAGATCATCCGTGTACGCCTCTTTGCTGGCGTATTGCAGCGGGTCCCAGTAGAGGCCATCATACTGCCCTGACAGCCAAAATTGCTTGGTACCAGGATTGTTGATTATGAAATACGAGTCAAGAAAAACGACCGTGTTAGCGCCAGGAAAATCAACTCCAGTGCTGGCGGATGTTATTTCTCTAAAGTTGTTGACAACCTTAATCGTACCGGACGCGCTACCGCTGGCGGCGGTGTTGAATGTCCATTCGTTGCCGCCAGTGACCGTGATGGTATAGTTTCCGCCGACAATAGTAGCATCACCATCAATCGTTACAACATCGCCTGTCACGCGGTTTGTGAGTGGTTCCGTAACCGTTACCAGAGTAAGCGTGCGACTGTACGCCAATGAAGCCGTTTGTGGCTGAAATATGTAACCGTTTTCACCGTCAACAATGATGAGTTGCTGCCCATTGTCAGACATTGAGACAGTTCCGGTATTTGTCGCCAAAGCCCCTCGCCTTATACTGATACCGTCGCCACGAACCTCAAACAATTCGTTATTGACTACAACGTACAATAAATTAAGTGCTTGAAACCACCACATGCCGCGTGCTGGATTGGTGCCGAAGTCAGTAAATAGCCTTAAGCCTGGCGTTCCGTAAGCCACTAACGCGCTTTTGTCCTGTTCCTTTTTGACTTCTAGGAATATGTTCTGGCGAACTTGAGCAGTGATAGCGCGTGATCGTCCATCAACGCCTGGGCCGAGTATTGGCAGTTTGATTGTGCTAGGCATTAGCGCCCGTACCCGTCAGCGTAAATGTTGTAACGCATTTGACTAGTGTTCATCAGTGCAACGTCAGTTTGCAGCGTCAAAGTGCGCTGATTGATTCGTTTAATCTTTTTCAACGCTGATTCAGCTAATGCAACAGTCGTTGGCCTAATATCAAACTGATATTCTTCAGCAATACGAATAGCTAAATTGAATACCAAAGCTTCCCAGTAGCCAGGCGGTAGGCTAACGGTTGCAGTTGGATCGGCAATCATTGCAAGCGGCTTCCAACTGGTCAATGTTATGCTTTCATTGTTAACCGCGCAAACCGGATAAACGTACAAATTGCCGAGCGGGAACGCTGGCTCATAGTAGCAATAGCTAGGAAAGTTGGTTTGCAGCGTTTTCAGTCGAATGTCATTGTAATCATCATAACCAATGACTTGCATCGGATAATCAACAGGAATTGCACCCGTGCTGATTGTCAGATACGCGCCGACTATTTTAGTGGGCCGCACCGTATCAAAATCGCCGCCTATCCCTACGCTGTATGACAGTTGACTAGCCGCTAGTGGAAAAGTCTCGCGCGTGACTTGATACAGCATGAGTTCCTCAAGCGCCCATGCGTCTATCATGCGGTTCAGTGATTCCAAACCATCGCGCAATTCTGAGGCTGTCAGATCAGTATCAACCGCTGATACCTGTATCAGCCTCATAGCGGCGCGAATCAGATCGTTGCCGGTATAGAGTTGCCCGACGTTTTGAACTGTCTTAACGGCGATTGTATACGGACTCACCCACGCCCAAACGTGCGGTTCGGATGCCCACAGCGTTGATAATTCAACCCAAACAGGGCCAGGTAATGACCAGATATTTGGAATCGTTACCGGACGCGCAACATTGCCGCCATAAACCAGCAAATCATATTGGATCGTTCCGTCTGCAACGTAAAACGATATGTTATAGCCGTCTACAGTAACAGGATTGTTAATCTGTGTCGTACACGCTAAGTCAGAGAATAACGTGACTGGCGTTATTGTGCCGTGATAGTAAACGGTGGCATAAACTGGCGCACCTAATTGACCGCCAGATTGTGGAACCAGATCAAGGGTAAAGTATTTAGCCATTTTATTGCAAGAAATAGCTGATGGTAAGGTTAAACTGAGTGTTATTGTTAAAATTTGCGTCAGTTAATTGCACTAAACCAGTAGAGGAATAATTGCCCAAATACAATACACCAGCGGAAAAATAAGCGTTTGGTGTTGAGGTTAAGCCAGTAAAGTTATATCCGTTAGATAATATAGCGCCTTGCGACGTGTACGCCAAACTGGGCGTATATGGTAAATTTGTTATAGACACTACGCCCGTACTAGAACCCTTTGATGACAAGTTAATGCTCATTCTTATTGTCACAACATTATTGATAATGCTGTAATTTGCGTTCCGTGATACGTAAGTGATTCCGGTAGAACTGCCACCGAACGCAACATTTGGCGTAAACGTTACTGAATAATTGACTGGAGCAAGGTTTATGTTTGCCCCTGTTCCTGTGTATGTAAAAGCACTAACGACGTTGCCGCCAGCAAAGTTACCCTGACCACTTGTAAATGTTCCGCCAATAGATAGGTTTTGACGGTATACGTTGTTGCCAAAATTTACTACAGAGTTAGCTACGCCAGTTACAGAAACATTTCTACCAAACACGTTGTCAGTAACAACAAGATAATTGATTTGCAATGTTGGCGCTAGTGTAAACAAACAAAACACAACATTAGAACTAATGACCGATTCATTGATTTGAGTTGCTGCATCTAGCGCCCAAAAATCAGAGGACGGCGCGTTTATCATGCAACGCACCCCAAATTTTCTCATCAACAGTTTTGTTGGTGAGCATTACATAGACCCAGACGTC